TTGGCTCTTACATCTGCTGGAGTAACACGGTCCTTTTGCATTGAGCGAGTTACAGTTTTTGTATCAGGCTTTTTTCTATAAAGATTATAAATCTCTTTAACAGGGTCTACCTTTGGTGGCTTAACACTTCCAGTTTGACCTCTGCGTTCTACAACTCGCTTAGGCGCATTTGCTACATCTGGTCTACGAACAGCGCGACCTAACTTAGGTGCGCCAGTTTGCATTTCAGTACGGATAAGTTCTTTAATATCCTTTTGAGTAATCTTTTTTGAAGCAGACTGCATAAGACGCTTCTTTGCTTCGTTAGAGATGGCAGCACGCTGGATTGCTTTTATTACTGATGATATTGCTGGCATCTCTACTCCTTACTTTATTTTCTTAGTAACTTTTTTAGTCTTAGCAGAAGGCTTAACAACCTTCTTTACAGCCTTTACAGTAGTCTTTGCAATTTTTCCGTATGGTAAAACATAAGAAATAAAATCACCAGCAGTCTTAGGCATAACCCATTCATCAACAAACTTCATTGCCTTACCAGTTTTACCAGTAAAAGGTTTTTGTTTTGGAATTTTTATATCTGTACGATTAGATGTTTTAGCCATTGATTAAATCATCTTTCGTCTTGCAGGATTTTTCTTAACGCGCTTTGGTGCCATTGGCATTGAGGTCCCAGATTTCTTAGGACCTGCTGGCATTGGCCGTTGTTTAACTCGTGGCTTACCATAGTTGCCTTCTACCGTAGGCATAGGCACTGGTGTTGCTTGTCCAGGTGCGCGATTAGGTTTACGCGTTGGCATAGGTACTGGCTTAGCAGTGGGTCTAACCATGCGTATTCGTGGCGGTGCCGCTTTTTTCTTTGCAGCCATAATTACTTAGCCTTCTTGGCGGCTTTTTTCATTAACTTTGGAGTGTTAGCCTTGCGACCTGAACGTGAAATAACATTCTTTGTTGCTTCAGAAACCTTACCTTCAGCAAGAGTTCTAGATGAGTTCATGCTTGAACGCCGTCCAGCATCTACAATTTTTGCTGCTTCTCTAGGTGTTAACCTAACGTATTCTCCCATTACTCTAGAGTATAAGCCTTGTTCACTTGAGATACGCTTAACATCTGCACGACCTGCTGTATCTGGCTTATATCCCTTAGGAGCCTTTGATGGACCTTGTGCTGCCTTAAGTCCCTTTTTGTTTGCTGCTGCAGCCTTCTTCTTTCCTGCTGCCTTTGCAATACCTGATACGATTTTTCCTACATTTGGCATTTTGTTTTCCTTATCCGAATTGTTCTTGCCATTGTTGTTGCAAGGCAAGGTCTAGGTTTACTGTTCCGCGTTTTGATATTTGAGCACGAGTAGCCCAACGGTTTTCTGAGTATCGTGAGATAGTCGTGCTTTGTTGCATCAACTCACGGCAGCGTAGGAACGCAAACCACATGGCCATAACGCAGTCGGTCTTACCCTTTGTTTCTGGTTTCCAAGTTATGAGTTGCTGGATTAATGCTTTCACTCCCTCTGAACCATCAGAGGAAGGAAACTCAATTGTGTTGTTCTTTTGGAATACTCCATCGTGCATAGTGCCCAGCATCGTTGACATAGATGCAACACCATGGGAGGTATCCCATTTGTTCTTTGCAGTAAAGTGCGGCTTCAAACTACAGCCGTATTGTGATAGCCACTCTCGTAAATCGTTATCGAGTTCATAGGCTTTCTGGTGTGCGTTAATCTCAACGCGAAACTCGTTAGGGCGATACTTAATTGTAAACTCTTCAATCATCGCACGAATCTTTTGTGGCGTTGGCTCAGACATGTTTTCACAGTCAAGCACATAAATTTTTCCATCAAGTCGGTTATAGGTCATCGCTACAAACGCAGCATGTCCTCTGCCCATAGCAGGGTCAAATCCAACAACTGTATAACCCTCAACACTATTCGGATGTCCCACCGCGCCTGGTTTTAACGGACCTCGCTTGCGCATACCTTTGACACAAGCCTGAACCAGTGCGGGTGGGAAGATGGAATCTTCTTCGACATCCTCTTGCTGGTAGACCAAAGCCCAAGTACTAGGTGTTACTTCGCCACGGCGCTTAAATAAAGTTGGGCCATCCCATTTAGAATACAGCCCTTGCTCATCGGGTATGTCCTCGTCTCCATCCCAAGGATGGTCAGACTTAGGCCAAAGGGTTACCCATTCTTCTGGTTTCTTCCCAAACTCCAATACCGCAGGCATAGCCATGTAAGTAAAAGGGCACTTACCATTCGACCAATGCTTCGGGTTACGGAGTTCCTTGTAAAAATCGTTCGCCGCAATTCGTGTCCCTACAATCAATAACTTTCCATTTTTACCCAAACGGGTAATAACTTCTTTTTGTAACCAGTTAATTTGCTTATCCCACTCATGGGCGTTAGCGGTAGTAATGCAGTCATCCAAAATAATCAGGTCAGCACGTGCGCCGTAAATCTGTCCGCCCATACCAAGTGCTTGGATAGTTGGGTCCTTTTCGGATGAATCTCTCGCATCGCCCCCAAGGTAAACGGTGTCTACCTTCCAGGTATCAGCATCTTGTTTCCAACCGCCCTCTGGTCCATAGGCTGTTTGTAACTTCAGCCAGCGTGGGTGGGACAGTCTTTGCTTAATTGCGTACACGAACTCTCGTGCTTTGTTAAGGGTCTTACTGACCACAATGATACGCACATTCGGATTGAGGGCGATACGGTAAGTTGAATAGTTAACGGTCACTACGGTTGATTTAGCGTGCTCGGGTGGTACGTTAACTAATAATCGGTTTTGGTCGCCAGGCTCATAAACCATAGAGTCGTGAAGCCAAGATGGCTCAACACCTTCTAGTAGGTCAATCCAGTCCTGATGGTGCTCAAATACCTTCTGCCCCAAAAATACCTCTGAGAACTGGGAAAAGGAAATCTCGTCCTTTGCCACTCCAAGGGAGATGGTGGACTTATTTTTGGCATCAGCCTTGGCATCTTCCAAATCACGGGCAAATTTTTTATCCCGTGATAGCCAGATTCTTAGGGTGTCTTCCTTGTACCCCAGTTGCTGCATAGCCCTTGGAGCACCCATGCCCTCGGCAACCAGCGCCAAAAGTTTGGCTTTAGCCTCTACAGTCTTTTGGCTGCGGGGGTTATTGTTTTTACTGAAAGTCATTTATTGTCCTGTCCCAAGGCAGTATTTACCCGTTTACAAACAGTCTGTATAGGTAGTTTGTAACAGACAGTAGATACAGTCTGTACGCAAGGGCCTGAAGCCCTTGCTGTAGTATCGGCAATAAATTGCCTCTACTATATATTAATCCGTTCAACAGCCCATTCCGAACGCTTTTGGGCAGGTGATTTACATCACATTACTATAACCGCAGGTCAGAGCCAGTATTAGCAGTACTGTAGCAGGGGCATACTGTTGTACGGAAATAATTTAGATAGAGATACTCTACTACTTTCACAAGCAATTAAACAGTCTGGGGTCATTGAGACCCACAGCCTGTCTGCTGCCGCTCAGTCTGTACTGATAGTACGCGCTGTTGACAGACTACTATCTCGGCGCTCCCTTAATAACAATAGTCCGCGCCCCAGTTAATAATAAAATCCTAACTGGCTAGCCTATGTACATACTGAAAGGCTAGTGCTGGCAGTCCAATCAAGCCCATGAAAAGACTGGGCTTGACAGGCCTGCAATGTAGGAAGTGTAGTCAGAGATACTAACTACAGAAAGGTAATCATGAGTGAGTCACAAGGTATTACTATCACTAACACCTGCTATGCCTGCTACATACTCGATGACATCTGCATAGAGTGTGATGATAGGCGCACAGCCAATGACACCAACATTGCCCATGCCATAGTAGATGAGGGCAATCTCCAGTACCGCAAGCAACTATCCTACAATCTGCCCGAAAGTTCAGGGCACGATTGGGTTAGCCCAACCACAAGGGTTGAACCCTACTTCGTCTATGCTACCCAGACATGGGAAGATACACGAGAAGAGTTCCTCGACCCTATCACTGTCATCACTGACAGGCTATTCGACCTATCCTTCGACATGCCTGCCAATAGTGTCATCTGCCAAGACTGCCACTATACCTACAACAAGCACACCAAGTGCCCAAACTGCAACTAACCTGCACCACCAAGGGCAGCCCCGTCACGAGTGACGGGTGCTTAGCCCAATCAACCAACTACTAGAAAAGGAAATAACATGTCAAACACATTCACATTCAGCGGTTCAATTGTCAAAGCAGTGAAAGATTACAATAATGTTATCAAAGCAACTGTAGTAGACCGCCGCCTAGAATATACACCAAGCGGCGATATGGCTAGCAAGTTCACAGCAAGCCGACAAATCACAATCACAGACCCTGCAATCCAAGCATGGGTTCGTGAGAACCTAATCAACTCTAGCGAGACTGAGTTCGCTGTAAACATTGAAGGCTATATGACCTCAAGTTTCTCTGAAAAGAACGATAAGTGGTATGAAAACCAAGTAGTTACCAAGTTATCGCTAGTCTAATCAATCAATCGCAGGTGGTGGGGGCTACGGCTCTCACCACCTGCACATTTTTCCAAGGCCCAGGCGTATAAGTGCAGACAACTGAAAGTAGGTAGCATGCTAGACAACCAAGATAATACAGTTTACTGTGGGGACTGCTTAGTTCCTATCAGCCAGTGCTCACACAAAAGGAGATAGAAATGTTGTTTGATTCAATGACTTTATTCGCAATGCTTATTGCTTTAACTACATCTGTAATAGTAATCACCCTTGCTATCAAACAGAACGCTGTCCTTACTAAAGAAAACATCAGGCTACGCAGGGAACTACGCAAAACCCGCAGCATAGATTACTACATGCCAAAGTCTGATGACTTCTATCGGGACACAGATGTAGCCAAGGAAGATGCATGGTCAAAGAGTTCATAACCCTTGCCCACTACCCAGTACAAAGTAAATACAAAGAAGATGAATGCTATGCATGTGGCATAGACATTCTTGTAGATAGAGATAAGACAGCGCCCCGAAACTACTGCAGCCCATGTGCATGGACAAAGTTAGGAGAAACAAACTATGGGATTAGCATGGCGTAAAATACATATAGAAGGTCTAGGTATGGGAGTCATGTCATCCAATGGCAAATACTTTATAGCCACAAGAGGTCGGATTGATGGTGCTTCATTAAACTGGACTATTTACAATCTAATAGACAAGACTTATGAAGATGGCTTCCGCTACCAGCGAGACGCAAAAGCAGCAGCAGAATAACCAAACCAAGGAGAACAGTATGTCATACACAGTTGAAGAGATAGCACAGTTGAATGAATCAATGGAGTCAGCAATCCTGTCCATCAAAGCAGCCAACAATATCCTAGAAGAAATGATGGCAACAGGCAGAATCTATGTAGAAGGAGACGGTAATGAGTGAACTCGAACGCCCTAATACATGGTGGGCAATAGTTGAGCGTGAAGAAATTGACCAAGACTATGACATCAAAATGACAGATGAGCAGTGGGGTGTGATGGTACACAACCTAAACAAGGCTGCATACAATTCAATAGATGCAATCATTACTGAAGTTGTAGATGAGATGCAATGAGCGGCCCATACATACCACCCCAGTGTGCTGACTGCGACCAGTATGCAGATGAGTTCTGCAACATCAGTGGTTTATGTACTACATGCTGCAGTAAATGCTATGAAGGAGAAGACTGTGAAGAAGAATGAAAATATTTAACACACTACAAGAAGCAATTGATTCTATTGGCTATGGCTTATGCTCACTATGCCAAGCAAAGCATGAGTTCCCTAATGTTAAATGCGATTTAATGATTGGAAACTACGATGAGTGACCTAAACCCTGAATACCTGCATGTAGTTGCAGTGCTCAAAAGAGCACGATTAATTGCAGGTCATACACTTGAAGATGTTGAGCGCATAAGCAACGGCAAGTTTACTAAAGAAGCAGTGGGTAGTTACGAACGCAACAGTAGAAACATTACAGTTAAAAAACTATTAGAACTACTAGAAGTGTACGGAATATCTATATCTAGGCTTCTTGATAATGCAATGTGGGAACAAGAAACACAAAGGAGAAGGCATGAGTTACGAACCACCGCTTGAAGATGATATAGCACTAGACAAAGATGTGGAAGATGACAGTGATGTATACACAGAACCAGACAGGATGTGGGGTGATGAATGACATTACGTTCCTCCCTCTCACACCATTACAGTCCTGGGTCTTCATCATTACAGTTTTCTATATCCTCTACAGATGGGTTGTTAGATGAAAAAACTATTCGCCTTGCTTACGACATGGTACGTAGCATTCTTGTCGCTGCTACCGTGGCACATGCCAGTAGTTCACCAATACATAGAGCCAAAACCTACAGAGATGAGCGAGTTCCATTGGACTCCCCGTGCTCTGAAGTTATATGCAAAACAGTTCATGCGTATGGCATACCCTCAATGGAACTTGTCTGAACATCATGCACTTATGAAACTATGGGGAAAGGAATCAGCCTGGAATCACCGTGCGCAAAATCCAACCAGTTCAGCCTTCGGTATTCCACAGTTGCTTAACCTTGACCCATCAACGCCAGCCCCGCTCCAGATTGAGCGTGGGCTGGCTTACATCCAGCACCGTTACGACAAACCATCAGTTGCTTGGTCACATTGGCGGAGCAATGGTTGGTATTAAGGATAAGCAAATGACAATAAAAAATGTTGGAACACCAGGACTAAAAGAAGCAAAAGAATTAGCCAACAAACTATACGATGATGAGTTCGGTGCTCATTATTTACTTGGCTATCTATGGGCAACACTAAACCAAGAACAACAACAAGATGTGTTGGAATCTCTCCAACGCTACCTAACAGAAAAGGAAAGCAAATGACAGTAACAGTAGAAGAAATCGAAAACTACCAGAACATCTTGCTAGATGAGAATGGTAAAGAGGCACAACTGCTAGAGCAACGCAAGCGTTTGACAGATGCAATCTATACACAGATTGATTCAGGTCAGGCTCCAGACTTCGACCACATTGCAGAGGTAACAGCAGGTCTTAACAAAGACATTCAGTTGCGTGACTTTGTATTAGGTCTACCATCTGAGCGTCCAATTGAAGCAGTCAATACATACCTTGCTTGCTTTATGGATACAGTTCCAGGTGAGTTCATTGCACCAGTTGCTAGTATCTTGGCTGCAAATCTATACTCAATTGAAGACACATCAGCAAAGGATGTACTATCACAAGCAATAGAGAACAACCCAAGTTATTCTCTAGCCGTATTACTTAACCGTGTATTCAATTCAGGTTGGCCATCAGATGCATTCAAAGCAATGACTGAGGAACTACACCCAAAGGTTAAAGCAGGGATGGGTATCTAATCATGGGATTGGATATGTATTTGTATGCTCGCAAGAGCATCTCATCTATTGAGTGGGAACCAGAGACACACAATAAGAAACTCAATGCTGATTACACAATCCTCGCCTCCCTCGTGGGGGCTACGGATTGGATGTGTGACCCAGAAGACTTAGCCTTTGCATCTGTATCTATTCAAGTTGGATACTGGCGTAAGGTTAATGCTATTCATAACTGGTTCATTGAAGAATTAGCAGACGGCAAGGACGAGTGCCAACCAATCTATGTACCACGCAGTTCTTTAATTGACTTAAAGAATGCATGTGAAATAGTATTGAGAGACCATAGCCAAGCAGGAGAACTGTTACCAACAGGCTCTGGCTTTTTCTTTGGCAGCACAGAGTATGACGACTGGTATTTTTATGGTCTTGAAAAGACTGTGAAGATAGTAAGTAAACTCATTGAAGATGTACCCGAAGGATGGGCCTTTGAGTATCAGGCTTCATGGTAAAGAAAGGGACATATGACTACAGCAGATGTAGTGAAAAACCGCTCAGCCTGGATTAAGGCTGGCGTAGCAGTAGAAGCAACAAGCGCAGCACAAGTAGCCGAACAAGCAGGACTTAACTGGACTGTTGGCTTATCAGACATGCACACAGAACAGTTCATGCATGTACCCAAAAAGCAAGCAGTAGTAAAGAAAGATGGTGGAAAAGAATCAGTCATTGGTGTAGTGGGTAGTAAATATAAAGTCTTTCAGAACTCTGAAGTCTTTGGCTCACTAGATGGATTGATTGATTCAGGGGAGGCTCGCTATGCAGCAGCAGGTGAGTACGATGGCGGAGCAAAAGTATGGATGCTCATGTCATTACCAAAAGAAATGGAAATCAAAGGCGACCCACATGCTGCCTTCTTACTAGCCAAGACTAGTCATGACGGGTCATCATCAGTAGTAGTACGCCCTATCATTGAGCGATTGTTTTGTGCCAATCAAATCAATCGTATCTTTAGAGCCAAGAACAAAGCACATACTTATACCCTGCGTCATACCCAAAACGCAGTGCTATCAGTATCTGACATGCGAAACTTACTTGACCTAACCTACTCAAGCATTGATATGTATAGCGACCTGGCTAACCATCTCATTCAGCGTGAGACAGATATATCTAGAGCAACCGCATACTTCAAGAAAGTATGGGCATTGCCTACCAAGATTGAGCAATCACCTATGCACCTACTCAGCAAGGGTGAGAAGAATGCTAAGTCCCGTGCCCTTAATGCACGGCAAAAAGCATTTGCTATCTACTCAGATAGCCCAACGCAAGAGAACATTCGCGATACAGAGTTTGGTTTATGGCAAGCAGTTGTAGAATATGCCGACCATTACTCTCAGAAAGATGCTAGTATTTCTATCCTTGCAGGACGAAATGATGGCATTAAACTACGAGCACTAGAACTACTCTCAATCTAAGGAGAATGATGTACTTAAATCCAATCACAGTTGATGGCACAACCTACAACTTCACAGAAGATTCACTCAAAGAACTAATCAAGAGTGAAACAGTGTTAAAGAAAAGACATGAAGCAGTATCTACAGAAGTACAAGAAGCATACAAAAGAATTATATCTTTGCGTAGCAAGGTGTATGATTTCTTTTCAGAAGCATTCGATGAGGTTACAGATGAGGTAACAGTTACACGTGATGACGTGAACGAATTACTAGAGTCAATCGGTTCAGATACTTTAAGTACAACCTGGTCAGCAACTGTAGAGATTACAGTTACTGTTAGTGGTATCAATGCTACCTCCCCTGAGGAAGTTGAAGATTTCATTACGGACAATATCGAAGTCAGCGGCTACGACTTAGAATTGCACGACCCAGATGTACGAGTACGAGGTATCGAACGAGAGTAACCAACATCTATAGTCGCTATCTAACGCATAGGTGTTTTTCATTTCTACTATGTGTTAGACTTGGGGATGGGTGGTCCCGCCATTTGCGAACACGGGACACTAATTAACAAGGAGACTAATGCCAACAGAAATTGAAAGAGATAGATACGGACGACCATTAGTTGTCCCTCCAACAGGTGGTAAAGCAATTGCTTATACTCGTGCAACCACCATCGCCAATAGTTTAGATGATGCATCTGCATTAACAGCATGGAAAATGCGCATGGCAGCAATAGGTTTAACAAGTAGGCCAGACATATTGTTAGCCATTGGTGTAGCAGGAGACAACAACAAGTTAGTTAACGCATACATTGAAGAAGCAATGGAAGTAGCAGGTGCTAGTAAAGCAGCAACAATAGGCACAGCAATCCATGCACTCACAGAAAAACTAGACTTAGGTTTAGAGTTAGGTATTTTTCCAGACCAATGGATGGGAGATATCAAAGCCTATGAAGCAGCAACAAAGATTCTTACTAAGATTTACATTGAACAATTCACAGTGCTAGACAAGTATAAAATTGCAGGCACACCAGATAGAGTTGTTGAATATAAAGGTGAACGATTTATCGCAGACTTAAAGACAGGTCGTATTGACCACCCAAATAATATCGCTATGCAGTTAGCAATCTATGCTAACGGGTCCCCGTATATGACTGACACGGGAACCCGCGGTACGTGGGGAGATATCAATAAAGAGAAAGCAATTATTGTTCATGCCCCAGCAGGGACAGGAACATGCAAACTAGTATGGGTTGACATCAAAGAAGGATGGAAAGGTGTACAGTTTGCAATGAAAGTAAGAAAGTGGCGAGACCAAAAGGGTTTAGCCACTCCATTTGAGCAAGGAGAAGATAGTGCCTAGCACAGAAGCACCAATCAGTATCACAGTAAAGACAGCAGCAGGTAGTTTGGTTACAGTACGAGCAGAAAGCGGCGAGGAACTAGACCAAATTGTTGCACTATCAGTACATGCAATCGCATCAGCAGCACAAGAACTAGAGTCAGCAGTGCGTGGTGCATCAGCACCAGCAGTGTCAGTTCAGTCAGTAGCAGCAGCACTAGGTGGCAATATCATTGACACACTAGGGGGAACATCAGTTCCTGCCCAAGAATATACACACCCAGCACCAGCACCAGTAGCAAGTATTGGTGGTCGTGCATGTGCACATGGAAAGATGACAGCAATTCAAGGTATGGGTAAAGACGGTAAGCCATACAAAGGTTACTTCTGCGGTGCACCGAAGGGTGCATTCGACAAGTGTAAGAACCAATATGTTGTTGTTCAATCACCAGAATGGAACACATTCGTTCCAGAACAGATTAAGTGAAAACACTTAGACGCTCTATAAACAAAGCAGAAGTGGGTGGCGAACCATTGCCACCCGCTTTTGCGGCGTTTGAAAGAGCAGGAATTATTCTGCGTAGAGCAGAGGTAACTGTAGTTGCAGGCACTCCAGGTGCAGGTAAGTCGTCAGTTGCATTGGCTATTGCTGCTAAAACAAAACATCCTACACTTTACTTTTCAGCAGATACTAATGCACACACAATGGCTATGCGTTTGATTGCCATGACAGGCAAGATGACACAAGCAGCAGCAGAACAGTTACTTAAAAATAATCCTGCTAAATCACATGAGATACTACAACTGAACAATCATTTGTTCTGGTCATTTGAATCCAGCCCTACACTTAAAGACTTAGATGATGAAGTCTCAGCCTTTGAAACAGTATGGGGTAAGAGTCCAACGCTTATTGTTGTAGACAATCTTATGGATGTAGCAATGGATGGGTACGATGAGTTCGGTGCAATGCGTGCAGTAATGAAAGAACTTAAGTACTTAGCCCGAGATACTAATGCAGCAGTACTAGTGTTACACCATACTAAAGAAGGCTTTGATGGTTATCCATGTCAGCCACGCAGTGCAGTACAAGGTATGGTCAATCAGATTCCAGCAATGGTTCTAACTATCGGACAGATGAAACAGGGTGATGACACATACTTATGTGTAGCACCAGTTAAGAACAGATATGGGCGAGCAGACCAAACAGGTAGTAACTATGTTAGTCTTTCATTCGACCCAGAATCTATGTACTTAGAAGATGTAGCAATCAGATACCAACAAGAGGGAATGATGTAATGAGTAAGTTAGATAAGATTCTAAATAATTTAGAAGTATTAATTGACGGACATCCTGCACCAGTAGAACGTTGTGGTTGTAATGATTGTATTACTTGGTTAAACTTGGTAGAAAAGAGTATGTAATGAGTAGTGCAGCCAAGCGCAAAGGTACACAAGGCGGAGAAATCCCAGCAGTTAATTGGTTAAAAGAGAATGGATTTCCATATGCAGAACGCAGACTAGCAGGCAGTCATCTCGACAGAGGTGACATAGCAGGAGTCAATGGAGTAACCATAGAAGTTAAGAACCATATTAAGTTAGACCTTAGCACTTGGATTAAAGAACTAGAAGTAGAAATGATTAACGACCAAGGTTGGACAGGTGTTGTCCTACATAAGAAAAAAGGAACTAAAGATGTTAATGAATGGTACTGCACAATGCCAGCCAAAGTATGGCTGGATTTAATTAAGGACGCAATGCGTGGACGCGAAGCATAGTATTGCAGATTACTTAAGATATATTGGCGCAACCGTGCCTCCAGAGGGCAGCGGTTGGCGCAAAATTAAATGCCCATTTCATGAAGATGGACATGCATCAGCAGGTATAAACTTTGACGAGAACAGATTTAAATGTCATGGTTGTGGTGTTGGTGGAGATGTATACGATTTAATTATTCAGAAGCAAGGAGGTACATATCGTGAGGCTATCAAATTCGCACAGACAATTTCTCTTGCAGGCGACTCACCAGTACGCAAGCCAGATACATTTAGCAACAGACTATCTGGCAACACGGAATCTCTCGGTAGACGAGGCGCGGCTCTTTCATTTAGGAGTAGTAAGGGACGCTCTTCCAGGTCATGAACAGTATATGGATAGGCTAGCCATTCCATACATCACGCCATCAGGCGTGGTAGATATTAGGTTCAGAGCAATGAACGGAGCAGACCCAAAGTATATGGGTATGCCAGGTGCTAAGACCAGTATGTTTAACGCACAAGTAGTACTTACTGCATCAGATTATATCTGTGTGACAGAAGGAGAGATAGACTGCATAACAGTTAGCGTTAAGACAAAACATCCAGCCATAGGTATTCCAGGTGCAAACAATTGGAAGCCCTTCTACACAAGAATCTTAGATGATTTTGATACAGTAATTGTATTGGCAGATGGAGATGCCCCAGGCTTAGAGTTCGGTAAGAAGATAAGTAAAGAGTTAGGCAATGTAAATATAATTCAAATGCCAGAGGGCCACGATGTAAACAGTATCGTGCATAAAGAAGGAGTAGACTTTATCAATGAGCGAATCGCCAGATGCCTTAGTTCCGAATGAGGATAATGTATGGGAGTTTATTAAAGACCATCCACGCATTCTCGGGCTGCCAGTATCAGACAAACAGGGGCTAGACCTACTCAATGCACTACGGGATGTAGCCGAAATGATTCACAAAGACCAAGACATGGCGCACAAGATGTTAACGATGATAGCCACAGTCATAGTGGCAGCAGCCACAGGTAGTGGCAACGAGACTATTGAAGAACTGCTAGTAGCAGAAGCAATGCATAAGTTCGATACAGAAGCAAAGGAGATACTTAATGAAAGACCCGAATGATTTTGAAGATATCCTAAAAGAACTGCGTGTTATTATGATACGTAAACATGCAGACTACGGCCCGTTGAATATCTCCAATGCTCCAGGCGGTGCATTAAATGGATTGTTAGTTCGCATGCACGACAAGATGGCACGGCTAGAAAATCTTTACTATAAAAAGAACGACACGCCCAACTATGAATCCATTGAGGATTCCTTCATTGACCTAGCAAACTATGCAATAATTGGATTGTTAGTACAAAGAAAACAATGGGAAGGCATACAATAATCTAATGTATTTAGATGAGTACGGAACCATGGTCTCAGCCCTTGCTGCTGAGTACCACCGCAAGTACCCTATAACTGAGCAGTCAGATATACAGCAGGTGCTATGGCTGTGGTTCGTTTCTCATCCACAAAAATACAAAGAGTGGTCAGAGTTAGAACAGAAGGACAGAGACAAACTTATAGCCAGGTCTTTACGCAATGCAGCAATTAAGTATTGCGAAAAGGAAAAGGCTAGGAAGATTGGCTATGAAGTTCTTGACCTCTATTACTATAACGCTTCAGTTATTGAAGCCTTCTTACCATCTATTATTGCAGAATCGTATGAGATTCCAACAGCAATCAAGGACTTAAACTATAAGTTCTCTAAAGGCGAGAGCAATGATACAAACAACTGGTTAGTACTACGCTCAGATATAGCCACAGCCTACTACAGATTGTCAGATGCAAAGCAAAATGTTCTTCGCATTAAATACTCAGCAGAAAATGTTGAGTGGAGCGACATAGCAACTGAACTATCTACTACAGCAGATGGTGCTCGCATGAAAGTGCAGCGGGCAGTAAGTAGTTTGATTAGAAATATTGGCGGGCATAGGCCATACATAGAAGAAGATACTTTAGTAGAGGCAGATGATGACGAATCAGGAGAATGATAATGTCAAAGAAGTCCGAGAGTTATTACACCCAACGGATTACTCACACGCTATGGACTTGCGCGGAGAATCTATTGGAGATGTTTGCGTATGTGGAGGGGATGTATTTCATGCGCTTGTTGTATTTGACCAAGGTGAAATATGCTTTTATTTCCTTGATGGAGAGTGCACTAACTGTGGCTCAATGGTCACACTCCCTTACCCAAAGAACGAGAATACTTTCTAATGCCACTCTTTGATTTTAAATGTGATTGTTGTACAGAAGTAATAGAGATTAATGAGAATGTTCCACCAGCCTGCCCTACTTGTGGTGAAACCATGCAGCGTATATGGTCAGCACCAGCCATCAAGTTTAACGGCACAGGCTTCTACTCAACAGGAGGATAGATGACAGCAAAAAAAGTAGGTAAAAACAAATGGTTAACATATGGTCGTTTAGGTGGCTTTGGTATTGGTTTTACCGTAAGTAGATTCTATAGTAATGTAGACCTAGGATTTTGGTACATAGGGTTTGAGTACTAATGGAGTACCCAGAATGGCAAGGCACACCTAACTGTAGAAGTGTGGACTCAGAAGAGTTCTTTGTACCAGAAGGTAGTGGTACATACAGAGAAGTTAATATGCTTAAAAAAATCTGTAACAACTGTGAAGTCAAGCAGCAATGTTTAGACTACTCACTTAAGAATGGTGTACTCGGATACTGGGGTGGAACAACAGAACACGAACGCAAAGTACTAAGAAGAAAATTAAACATTACACCAATACCATTACACTTAGGATACCCATGAGTAAACTATCAGACTTTGATTTAGACTTAAAGGTAGGCCAAGAAGGTGAAGGTTTAGTAGAACAGTTGTTAACTGGTGGTACTACAGTAGAAGTAAAGACAGATTTGAAATGGAAAGATACTGGCAATCTATACATCGAGACAGTTTGCTGGTCACACAACAATGAGAATTGGTATCTATCAGGATTGTCCAGCACGAAGGCTCAATACTGGGCTTTCGTTCTGGAGGGGGCAACCCTGTTAGTACCAACGGAGGTATTGAGGCAGGTAGTTACGGCAAGGGGAAGAGCCATTACCTGCAACATACCTCCGAACCCTAGTAAGGGCTACCTTATTAAGGTTGAAGACATCCTAAATACACTGCGTAAATGACAAAAGACCCCCAGCGCTGGTAGAAATACCAGTTCTGGGGGTTTCTTCTGTCTATGGGGCTGCTAGGCCCCTTAAATTAGATTACTTAGATGTCTTACCGAAGTCAGCAGCCTTTGGGTCTAGTGCCTTTAGCAGTGGGCCAGCAACAGAAGCAAGGAAGGCTGAGCCTAATGCCTTAGGGTCTGTAATTCCTGCAAGGTATAGAGCCAAAACAGATGCAACCGCAGCACGCAAATATGATGAAGCAATAGCAATTAGTTTATCTTTAGTCATTTGTTTTCCTTCTTTTTGGGTAGTATTTTAACCTTTGCCTTAATAACATTAACCTTCTTAGGTTCACCTAGCCATGGAAACCAAGGAGAAACATCGTTAGCACAGGCATCAACAATAGAAATATGTAGATGCTTATTATGAGGATTACCCCCAGTGTACTCTCGATTTCCTTGTGCTTCCTTTTCTTTAGACCAAATTTTTCCTTTGAAGATTAAATACTTAACACGCTTATCAGCCTTAAGTTTTTCAAATAAATCAACACAATCAATGCCACTCTTAGGGTCATGCGTTAAGTCAACAGCAAGTCCACTATTGTGGTCAGAGTTGGGATTCTGATGGATATGCGCTGCTGACGGCAGGAGTCCATCGGACGCTTTCATACGAGATGGACATATCGCTGTGGCCTGTCGTAGTACAGCAATAGCGGCAGGCGTGGCTTTCTTCACAAGTTTTATCATTCATTCTTCCCTTTATGTAACATCATTTGATATAGGATTTCTACTTTTTCTTCCAGTCTTGTGACGGAATCTTTTAGACTTGAGCCAGAGTTAGGCTTAAGTTCATACAAGTAATGCTTAACTAACCAACGCACCGAGCCAGCAAACGCAGACACAATTGCAATTAAAGATACGATTAAGCCAGCCCAGTTTGCTGGTGTCATTATACTGTCCTCACCACAATCTCTAATATGCCACCAAACCCTGTGGAGTTTTTATCTGGTGGAGTATTGTTTACCAAACTAATACCTTCAATTTGGACCTGACGACTTTCGCCAGTATTTAAGTCTTGCCATGTAACTATGTCACCATTTTCTTCAATGGATTCTAAAGTAACAATGCGGTCATACGCCCGTCCTGAATAACCAGTACGGGAATTGTTTTTATCTGTTTCTTCATCAAAGCAATAAACATAGTGGCTAACAAGTCTTTGTCGTGGTGTAGCAATAGTCGCCTTTGCTTGGTAGCCCTTAAAGACTGGACCCTTGGAAGGGTCAGTACCATGTCGGTACATAATAAACTTATAGGCTACATACTCCTGAGCCGTTGCTGGGTTGGAGGTTGTCACCTCCACTGGTGGTACTGATAAGTCGTATGAAATGTGGTCATACTCATTGCCATCTGAATCTACAGTTTCTAAAGTCATAGAACCAAACTCGTAGTTACCACGGGCTAGCAAACGCTTAAAGTTTTTAGGCTCAAGGGTTCCATATCTAATGTTACCTGTAGTTAAATATCCAGTAGGAACTAAATTAGTTGCTGACTCAAGATAAATAGCACCATTTGTTACTTCAAATGCTGTACAAAATGCAAGACGATTGGTAGTTCCAAGAAAAGCAACTCCTGTTGTGTAATGTTCTGCAGTTTGAGATGCCTGTAAATCATTTGCATACGCAAATCTTAATGGCTCTAACTCCCCACCAAGGTCTATACGAATAAGTCCAGCATCAGTAGAACCTATTCCAGTTGTTGCCCATATAAACTTATCCCTAGCGGCAAAGTCATAAACTGGTTGAAGTGTTTCAACAATAAGTGGACCATAATTAATAGAACCGTCTTGGTCGTTAACACTTCCAACACGAATACCCTTGCTAGTTCCAATCATCATATAGCCAAGGTAGTAATAAATCTTTTCAACAATTTCACCAGCAGGTAGTTCAGCAGCAACCACGGCAGAGGTAAGTGTTGGCATAGCACCAGTAGTATTTAATGTGTACTTTTGAATTGTTGAGTAAATACCTGAATGACCAGCAGTGTAGATAGCAGGACCAGATGCAGCCACAGATGTGTAGTGGTAGTTAGTATTAGGATTCGTATATACTAAAGTTCCACCGCTTGCGCCAGTAAGGCTGGTTGCGTTAGTTGGTAATTCATACACAGCATTGTTTACGCATAGCACAATACGGTCTTTTACAAACTCCATGGCTGCATACTGAATTGTAATAGCATTTGCAGTAAACATAGGAGATGGGATAGTTGTTGTGTTATCAGTCAGTAACTTCTTGTACATATGAAGTCTTGGAGTGCCGCTAACGTTAGCGTTAGTTACCCAATAGGCAAATACACCATCGTCGCACATAGCATAAACAGCCTCTGCAGTTCCAGTATTGTAGTCAACAAAGTGAGTTACAGTGCCATCTGCAGCAATCTTGTCTATATCATATTGGTCATGAAGTAAGACACCGTTAGTACCATTCCATTGAATAGAACGAACGTGTTGATTAGGATGCTGATGGTCAGTGCCTGTGACTGGGCCAGTTGTTTCATGAGTATTAACTACATCTTTAAGCATGGTTGCTTGGCCTTTAGTCCAAACATTTATGCCTCTGCTATCTGCAAAACGATACTGTCCATTCTCATCATTAGTTGCAGGGTCAAAGAAGTTGATACCAGAACCGCCATGAAAAGACATCTGTGAGCGAATCCACCAACCAGTCAATGACTGTTCACCTGGCTGGTTAGTAGAATCAAACTGGTCTTTCTTAAACGGTGCAGTCCTGCGCCCATAAGGGCGGTCATTACTGGTAGCAAGGATAAACGGCATACCACCAATAGCAATGTCATAGGCTATGTCTGTGTTCTGCCAAATAGCAGTAGATGCAACTACACCTACATCTACAGCAATAGAACGATTGGCTCTACCATCTGTTAAGTCTCTGCCTGCCACGTTACTCCTTAATTAAAATGTTATTGTGCCTGTTCCTGCTGTAAATCTGTAAACCCTAAATCCTGAACGGGTTGGTTGCGTGTAAGTTAAGCCACTACTAATTAAAGGAGGACTGTAAATATCTGGATATGCAATAATTACAACTCCAGAACCACCATTACCTATACCTGATGCAAAACCATCTCCAGTGTTTTGCCCCATTGAGCAACCACCTGAACCTGTGTTGGCAACACCATTTGGTCCAACTAAGGCTGAACCATTCCAGCCACCACCAATACCCGAACCGCCAATAGCCCTAGACCCAATATTAGTTCCGCCTTCGGCAAGCCATCCACCTGCACCACCACCTGCATAAAATGTTGCTGTACCTGTAATTGAACTTTGCAAACCTGCTCCACCAGAACCTGCGTTTACACCTGAGACTGCGTTACCGCCTGCTCCACCTGCTCCACCACCGCCTCCTGCTGTGTATCTACTTGAACCCCAAGCAGCACCACTGCCACCGCCGTTACCTTGTCCTGCTGTTCCTGCTGCTCCAACGGTAAACGCGGATGGATAACCGCCCACGCCACCACCACCAGAACCACCAGAGCGCGCTGGTCCAGGATTATCATATTGAATAAAATCACCACCTCCGCCACCACCTATTGAAGTGATTGCAGCAAAAGTTGAATTGCCTCCGTTACCGCCGTTAATAGAACCACCAACGCCAACCGTTACAGTATAAGAAATATTTTGTGCTACTGCTAAGCCCGATGCTGTCCTAAAACCACCAGCACCACCGCCACCACCGTAATCTTTTCCACCTGCACCTCCACCAGCAACGACTAAGTATTCAATAGTCGGAGGTGCAATAATTATTGATGAAGCAGTATTGCCAAATGATATTTGCATATTAAGCCGTACTCCTTAACCATTATTGAAAATTAATTGTGCCTGTTCCTGCGGTGAATCTATAGACTCTAAAGCCTGAACGGCTTGGTTGGTTAAAAGTTAAACCACTAATAGAAACAGGCGCAGGGTAAGTGTTTGGATATGCAATAACTACAACGCCAGACCCACCGCTTCCACCTCTCCAGTATGGACCACCAGACTCCCCAGAGATTCTTCCAGTGCTTCCACCGAAACCACCGCCGCCTCCACCAGAGCCTGTGTTTGCCGCTCCAGCAGTTCCAATGTCATCCCAAAAAGAGTTTCCACCAATGCCTGAACCGCCAACTGAATTTCTATTAACGTTAATATCTCCACCTGCACCACCAGCAGCGTACATTACGGAAGAACCTGTAATAGAACTTGCTAGTCCAGGACCACCATTACCATCTACACCTGTAGATGTGACATCTGTACCTTGACCGCCAGCACCACCTCCGCCTGCAGACATAGCCATCCAGCCATCGACACCAACAGCATTACCGCCTCTGTTACCTTGACCTGCGGTACCAGCACCACCAACTGATAATGGATGAGTATTTCCTGGACCACCCGCACCGCCGCCGCCAGAACCACCTGCAATGCCTTGCGTATTACCGTGGCTTACTCCACGTCCACCGCCAAGAGAAGTGATTATAGAAAATACAGAGTCGTTTCCATTTGTAGCAACACCAGCAAAACCATTTGCGTTACCACTTCCACCAGTACCAACGGTAACTGTCATACTTCCTAAGATAGTAAATGAGCCAGTACGCATACCGCCCGCTCCACCACCAGAACCTGTAACTTCTCCGCCTCCGCCTCCAGCAACAACTAAGTATTCAATCGGTATTGTAATAACCGATGAACTTACATTACCTGAGTATGTCAGCATATTAAACCGTCAAATTGCCGATAAGAAGGAAAGTATTGGTAGCAGTAACAATGGCTTGGCAACTTGCCCATTGACCATTGAACTTAAGTCTGTTCCCGTGTGAGTTAAGAGTTCCGCCTGATGCAATTGTAATCTGCCCAGTACCAGTTTGAACAAGAGTCAATACTGTGCCTGCCGAATAAACTCCTGTAGGAATTGTAACTGTTCCAGCAGTAGAGCCATTTGAAAGAAGAACAACTTTGTCTTTGTCGGTTGAAAGAAGAGTATAAGCGTTTGAAGTAAATGTTGGTGTCGATACTGTTTGAAGTAAATTTACTTTAGAATCTAGTTGGGTTTGAATAGCAGATGTAACACCATTAAGATATCCAATTTCAGTATCATCTACTCCAGAAACAATTGGTTGTTTAGCGTCTAACTGTGTTTGAATAGGGGATGTTACTCCATTAAGGTAACCAATCTCAGTGTTGTCAACGTTTGCTACTACTGCTTGTTTTGTATCCAACTGAGGTTGAACTGCAGATGTTACGCCGCTTATGTACCCTAGTTGGGTTGCAGTTACGTTATCAAGAAGCCTTGCTGCGTTGGCTAAGTCACGGGCTTTAGTCATTAGTTTCTTCCTCTTCTATTGTTGGTGGTACAAATACATCATTAACTGGGTCATAGGTATATCCAATTCCAGCAAACGTTCCTCTAAAATTATGATTATATGAAGTCTGAATCCAAGTACCACCAAGATTATCTATTAACCATTGATAGCCTTCGTCAGGGTCATTATTGTCACCAACTGTTACGCGGAGAACAATATTGTTTTCATCTATTTCTGCCCAATGTGCCATTATCCACCCACTTGACTTCTTGTGTATCGAACAATTACTACGCCTGAACCACCATTTGCATTTCCAGTATTGGCAAATGTGTCAAATTTCTTACGGCTTCCACCTGCACCACCACCTGTGTTTGCAGTTCCAGCCGTTCCAATTGCAGTACCAGCGGCAAATGTTGGACCTGCTCCACCACCACCGCTTCCACCTGAACCAGATGCGTTAAGGTCTGATTCGAAACCAGCACCGCCAGCACCGCCACCGCCACCGCCTACGGCAAGAACTCCAAATAAAGTAGTTCCGTTGCCACCGTTACCGCCACCGTATCCAGAAACTAGTGTGCCGCCAGCAAGTCCTGCTGCGCTAAAGCCACCGCCACCGCCACCTGACATACGCCAAGTCTGATTGTTAATAGATGAATTACCACCACTATTGCCTTGTCCAGCAGTTCCAGTAGAACCAGTGCCTTGAATGGTAATACTATTGCTACTATAATAAGTACCGCCACCGCCTCCAGAACCCCAAGTGCCAGACCGTGCGGTGTATCCATTACGACCACCACCTCCGCCTCCGCCTCCATTTGAGGTAATAATAAAGGTAGAAGGGTTTCCGCCTATGCCTTGGCCAATACCAGTACCAATGTTGTCCGTATGGATTCCTGCGCCACCAGCGCCAATCGTTACGGCAATGCTTGAAGAAGAAGAAGATGAACCAGTGCGTACGCCGCCTGCTCCGCCACCGCCTCCTTGGTTAATAATTTGTTGATTGCCTGCGTCCCAGTATTCCCCAGAGCCACCCGAACCGCCACCACCAACAACTCCATAATCAAAGTTAAGTGTGCCGTTTGTAATTCCTAAAGTACCGTTTGCAGTAAAGGTACGGTAGTAATAGGTTGCATCACTCGTAAGATTTCCACCTGTAATTGTAAGTGGAGCAACAGGACTTACTGAGTTAGAGGCAGCAGATGCCAAAGATTGCCCATTGGCATTAGTTGCTCTTACTGTAAATGTGTAAGCAGTTCCATTTGCTAATCCTGAAACTGTAATAGGGCTTGCGCCTGTTCCTGTTTGACCACCAGGGGAAGCAGTTGCCGTGTAAGTAGTTACAGTCTTGCCACCCGTTGCACCCGCTGTATAAGCAACAGTTGCACTTGCATTACCAGCAGTAGCAGTTCCAATAGTAGGAGCCTGTGGTACTGTGGTTGCAGTTACGCCAATAGATGCTGCAGATGCAGCAGATGTGCCAATAGGGTTAGTAGCAGTGGCTGTATATGTATACTGAACGCTAGACGCTAAGCCAGTAACAGTTAATGGTGAAGATACTCCAAAGACTGTAGACCTACTAGGATTGGATGGAATTGTATAATTAGTAATTGGCAATTTACCATCAAATGCAGGTGGAGTAAAAGTTACCGTTGCAGCACCATCGTTAAATGCACGACCAGTGCCAACATCTGTTACTGTATCAATTGTTGGAGCGTCTGGTTTTGAGCGATTTGATGAAGATTGAATTCCAATAATAGGCATTAAATAATATCTCCAATTACTACCCAGTTATCCGCAGACAACTTAATGCAAGTTGCCGATGAGTATTGAGCGCGTGTTGCAGGGTAGCCTGGGTTTGCGGCTGTTGAGTTAACAACTGTAACCCCAGGATTAACTGATTGAATCATTGTTGGCCCTGCACCCATTTGTATAATTGTAATTTGCGCTCCAATAGGAAAATTAGCAGAAATATCAGACCTAATGGTGTAAAAATTAGTTCCTGAAGTATTTGCTAGTAAAACTTTTCCATTATCTTCAAGTTGTGAAAAAACACTTGATGTTACATTTTTCATTCCTAGATTTATTGCAGGAGCGGTTAAAGTTAAGCCAGCAACTGTTGTTACTGTAGCACCAGATGCAATAGATGTTGAGCCTAGAGTTGGTGCTGAGTAGCCAGCAGCAGGTGTTGTCCACTCAACTCCATCTGCCTGAGCAGAGTTGGCTGTAAGGACTTGACCGTCGCTACCTACTGCTTGTGCAGCATATGTGCTTGCATCAGTACCTATAAGGATTGTTCCCTTTGCGGTAAATGATGAGTTAGGAATAGCAGTTGCAACATCATATGGTGTAAAAGTAATAACCTCTAGAACATCGTCAACCGCAAGTGCAGCAAGAGAAGTAATGCTTGTTCCATCAGTTGCTGAGTAATCAGATGTACGAGCAAGAAGTACGCCATTGAGATATACCTGCTCTTTGCCAGGCAAGTAAGAAAATGTTATTCCATTGTCATCAACACCTGAGATTGTTGTTTGACCAGCAGTTGCTATAAAGCGATAGCGGAAAATATTTGCAGTTGATGAGATTGAACTCCAAGCAGAGCCTGACCAAACAAGCATTGCGTTGCTTGAAGTATTCCAGTAGAGAGCACCAGTAAGCAAAGTATTGCCATCATTATCTACAGTTGGTGCAGTTGCTTTAGGTCCAAGGTAGCGGTCATCAAATGAGTCGTAAGATGTAGCAGCGGCAGCAGCGCTTGCCGCAGCAGCGGTAGCAGAACCTGCAACTGTGTCTACGTATACCTTAGTAGCGGCATCGTTGTTAGATGTCGGTGCACCTAGGTTAGTTACTTTGTGAGTGTTTGCATCTAGGTTGCCAAGCAACTGACCAGTTGTACGGTTAAGATATGAACCAGATAAACTTACTGCTCCAGTTAATCCATCAACAGATAGAACTGCATCTGTTGGTGTTAACAACTCGTTCCAGTTGCTTAATGTTGTAGCAGGTACTACTCGAAGAATAAAAGACTTATTAACATCTGTACGAATAGCAATATCACCAACGTGAGCATTAGGCAAAGCAAGCATTTCAGCCTGTGAAGTTACTACAAATACTTCTGCAATAGCAGTCGCTGGAATATGGTCTAGAGGAACCTTACCGTTTCCATCAAGAGGGGCGATACCATTTGCTATACCTTTTTGACCAGTAAGATATCCAAGGCTTACCGCATCTCCGTTATCTACAGGATTTGCTAGGTTAATAATCTTTTGGCTGTTAAGAGATACACCAGAAGTAGGTGCTGCCATCTGGTCTAAACGAGATGTGCGAACCTGTGTATCAAAGTCTGAAACTGTAGATGCTGTCTGTGTACCTGTGTGGTTAGCACGAGCCAGTGGGTCTACTGCCAATTTGCTAAGTGCAATAGCAGCAGAAGCGTTGATGTCTGTATTAACAATAGTTCCGTCAACCAAGTCAGCAGAGGTAATAGTTCCACCAAGGTCTAACTTGGTCTTAGCAATACCAGCAGTTGCCGACACGTCAGCATTAACAATTGTTGCATCTGCAATCATTGCACTAGTAACTGTTCCTATATCAGCCTGAGTTACCGCTGTACCAGCAATCTTAGTTGCTGCAATTGCAGCAGCAGAGTTAATGTCGCCATTAACAATAGTTCCGTCAGCAAGCATAGCCGATGTAACTGTGCCTGTATCGGCTGCAGTAATTGCAGTACCAGCAATTTTAGTTTTATCAATTGCAGCAGATGCATTTACATCAGCATCAACGATTACACCAGTAGCAATAGCGGTTGTAATTGTTGTGTTGCTAAGATTAGTCATTGTTGCTGAACCAGTTAAATCACCAGCAATAGTTATAGTTGGGTCGTTTACGTCAAAGTTATACTTCCCAGTAGCATCGTCATAAGTAACAGATATGCCAGACTCAGTGTTCCCAGAAACCATTGCTCCAACGACATCTTCGACTGACTCAGTAAAATCTGAAATAGCGTTAGAAGTAATAGTTCCACCGCCAGCAGCGTTAAGGTGAGAGTGAGTAGCATTTGTAAAACTCGCAATTGTTGGGGTAGTTAAAGTTTTGTTAGTAAGTGTTTGAGTATCTGTTGTTCCAACAACTGGACTGGTTACTCCATGAACATTAGATGTTGATTCAATATGAGTATTGGCTTCGCGATAGTCACGACCAATTGCCATATGGCGAATTACTGCACCAGGAGAGTGAGTTTGTGCTGATGAACCATCAACAGCACGAACTATGGTTAGTGTATTAGTGCTAACCGCTGTGACATCTAGAATTTCTTCAAGGGCTGTATCTGGGTCAATTACTACAGTAAATATTTCTCCAGCAGAAATGGTAATACCACCAAGCAGTGCACTTCCAGATACGACTGTAGCGGAAGTTGCACTTGTGTTTAGCGTAGCGGTAAGAGTAGTTTGCTGGGAACGGGATGAGTATTTTCTAGTTGGCATTCAATCTTCCTATCGGCTGAAGTGAACTCGTGGCGGGTATTGTTGTTGTTGTGACATTGTTTCTTCTGATAAACGTTGGTTGTAAAGAGCAAACAGTTGACGATACGCATTAGTTGCTGAACCAAAGGTACGAGTGTTATCTGTTTCATCAGCCTGTGGTGACTGTGCACCAGTACGGGCTGGGTCTAAGTAAGCAATTAAACGGTATGAAGCACCAAGGATTACAATGTCTCGACAAGACTCAGGTAATCCTGTTTGTGCAGTAAATGAAGTAGTAGCAGTTGTAGATAGCGTAGTTGGTGCGGTTGCATAAACAACTTTTACCTTACGACCAGATGCAATTCTATCTCCAATAGTTACTGTCTGTGCACCACTACCCCAAGTATCAGTGTCTGGAAAAGCATCAAAGTCCCATCGCTTAACGCGAATCCACTCTCCGCTAGAACCAATATCCTGCCAGTGCATAGTTAAAATGTTTTGAATGTTCTTATTATCTAGTTCATATGTGTTTACAATTGTGCTACTGAATGTAAAACTTGTTTGCTTTACAGCAAAGATGGCAGAACCCATAGCACGGATTGTGTCTTGAATGGCACGCTTAACAGCGTACTTAGGAAATGTTGGAGAAATAGTTACTTTTGAGCCAGCAGTATGTGTTGCTGCGGTAGAGCCTAGGAATCCACGACCATACGGAGATACTGTTGCTGTATTAGAAACACGGTCTACAGTATCTACCCATAGTAGTTCATCATCAATCTCAACTGTACCAGAACCAAGTCGCTGAGCATCGGCTACGCTAAAAATTGTAGGCGCTGCAATAGTAGATGTGGTTGTAGAAATATCGTTTGTTAAATGTGTAGCCTTGTCTTGTTGCAGTGTATAACCTGCAAGGTTAATCAGAACTTCATCTGTTAATTCATTGAGTAGGATACCCATTACCACTTCACCTTATCTGCCCAGTAGGCTGCACTTAGTTTGCCTTTGGCAATATTCTTAGAATGTCTTGCTTTAAAAGACTTGCGCCGTGCTGCATAGGATGCAGATTCACCAGCCTTCTTTGGAGAACCAGATACACCCTGCTGTCCAAAACGGATAGTCTTGACCTGAGTTCCTTCTTTAGCCACAACTACGTGTGACTTCTTAGGATGGTTGGGCGTACGCTTAGGCTTGTTATAGCCTGCTACACCAGCACGAGTTAATCTGGAATCTTTTTTCATCTGTATTTAGCCGTCTTCTTTGCAATAGATTTAGGTTGTTTTACGAACTGCTTACCAGCACTAGTGCCAGCACGCTTAGCAGCGGTAGTCTTTGCATACTCTGATGTGCTTAGTGCAGCACGGGCTTTCTTAGGCAGATACCTTTCACCAGTAGCCTTGGCACCTTGGGTGCTCGGCTTACCAGATTTAGTACCCCAGTCCTCTTTAGTCCATTTTGACAAAGACTTCTGCTTAGCAGTTTTGCTACCTGAGTAGCCACCGCCTGCTTTCTTGTAAGCCTGTGCTAGCAACTGAGCCTTACGGGCAGACCATTGGCCAGGCTTACCACCTTTAGAACCAGACATAATCTGATTCTTTAGACGCTCACGTAAACTTGCCTTGGTGTATGCCATATTACTTCTTTTTAATCTTCTTTGGTGGACTCTTTTTAGTTGGCTTTGTGTATCCCATACCAGGAATAATTACATCGTAATCTGGCGGAATAACATTTCTACGTGATGGAGTTTTTGTAACTTTAACTGCTGGCTTCTTTTTAGCAGCCTTCTTAGCCGCTTTCTTACCTGCTTCTGTATATGGAAACTTTTTTCCGTTTACCATTGGCATTAGATTGCTCCCGCTTCCTTTAGTGTTGTTGCTGATTTGTCATTAATGTAACGAGCACTAGTCATAGTATCTGCGTCATACGCCTTACCCATTGCTTCAGAAGCATTAACAGCACGCTGTATAGCAGCCATACTTGTACCTTCTGGTTGAATACCTTGTGCTCTTGCAGCACGATAAGCATTCAATTCTCCATCCCACTTCTTATTGCTCATAGCCTTTTGAGATGAAGCATCTCCTGGACTCATTTGCAATCCAATTACTTTGCAACCAAAACAGCCTTCAACATCTTCTGGATGGTCTAGTCTGTGTCTCATACTGTCTCCACTGTGTAGCCAGCAGACTCAAGGTCTGCTTTCTCTGCTGCATCCACTTCGTAGTCAATACCACCAAGGTAAGCAATGTCTGCTGCAATCCATTCCTCAGAGGATGGATAACGTATCTCTGTGTATACATTACCATTCTTAAGAACTGTGATTCCCTTTTCAATTTTGATTCTAGAAAACAGTGGATGGTATTCGCCATCCATCTCTTCCAAGATTGTTGGTGTTCTAAATATGTAAGCCATAGTTCCCTCCAATAGGTTTACTGATGAGCAGGTGTGCTTGCACCAAATTAGATATGCAATACGCCACCTGCTCACCCGTATAACTATTGTTATGCGTTTGGACGACCTGAAGCCGCTGACTCGATACGAACCAATGCTGGTGTACGGTATAGAGACCAGTTGATGATTCCGTACCAACCGACTGGGTTGAAACGGTTAAAGCGGTCTTGGACCACTCCGATTTCCATGCCTGGTTCCTTCCATACAGCCTCAGCAAGAGCCTGTGCACCAACTACATATGTGTTGTACACACGTGTCTGTGTTGTGCTTGAGCCTGTTCCTGACTGTGAAGAAGTTGCGTTTGCTGTCTCAATGAAGCGAACGCCTTCCCATGAACCTGTTTCTCCGCCGTAAAGTGGAGCAGCGTTCTGGTACTCGTGTGGAGTACGCCATACGTTGTTACCTGTCTCTGTGCGTAGGTCAGCAGAAACTTCTGGGTGAATGTATGCAAGAAACATTCCAGCAGCCTTGTACTGAACTCCAGCAGAGCGCATCTTTGTAACAGCAGTACGGATTGCAGCAGACTTCATTGTGTCTGCTGGTGCGATTGTGTTCTTAGCAGCAACTGTGCCAACACCTTCGTAAACATTTGATACTGCGCCAGTTCCGCCAGCAACACGAACGATGTTCGCGCCTGCGTCCAACTTAGCAACTACTGCTGCATCAAGTGTCTTTGTCATGTTGAAGCCAACTGCGTTAGCAACCCATGGGTCAATGTTTGCTAGTGACATCAAGTTAATCTTCTTAACTGGAAGTACTGAGCGACCTAGTTCTAGTTGTGCAATGTCTAGGTATGTTGTTGCTGGTAGTGCTACTGAGTCTGGGTCAACTGTCTCATTGAGTGTTGCGCCAGCCACTGTAGTGTCAGCGATATCTGTGTTGAACTGGAAACGGATTGAAGAACCGTTGTGTGTTAGGGAGCCGACCTTCTTGTCCGCGATTTCGCGGAACTTTGGAAGGATGCGAAGATTAGTCTCGATAAGTCTATCGTAGGCTAATGTTACAAGATTGCTTCCTAATCCAGTGGTTGTAGTGGTAAAGACATCAGGCATTTGCCGATGCCTCCTTTCTGGAATAGTCGGTTACGAATTAACCGAGTGATTTAATAATTGACATAATCTCTTCTTCAGAGTTAGCGTTAGCAAGTGCTCGCTCTAAGTCCTCTGAATAAGCGGGAGTGTCAGCCGATTGTGTAGCAGAGTCTTGCTGCTGTAAGGCACGCAAGTTTTCTGTATCAACTGGCTTTTCTTGATTAGGCGTATACCCGATTAAGTCACCATTCTCAATGAGCCAGTTTGAAACTGCGTCTTCATTGATAGTGTCTAAGTCCTTAAGGACAAGACGGGCAGCCTTCGTGTTCACTCCCTTTGATTCTAGGATTTCTTTAACAGTTCGCTCATTAGATTCCTTAGAGAACTTCGCTAGTTGTTCTTCAAGTTCCTTAATACGCTTTTCATCTGCTCGTTTGGCTTTGCGGAGGTTAGCGATACCATCATCGCCGTACGAGTTATGAGGACGGTTTAAATCGTTCTCTAGACTTTCGTTATCGTTTTCCCAGTATTGTTCGTTGCTCATGCAACATCACCCTTCATTAGTAGTTGACGCAGACCACAACCAGATAAGGGGATACTTGGTTGGCTTCTGCTACCAGACTTTTACGCCTGACGGGGCTGGTGTGTCCGTCTAGGGAATTTAGAATTTACCGCTTGTGCTTCCACCTAGTGAGCCACGGCTTACGCCTGACTGACCACTAAATGTTCCTACTTCTTTTTCAGCAAGTCTTAATCGCTTGCGCTTAGCAGATTCAAGTTGTCCAAAGACTTCTTCTTCTGCTGTTGCTTGAGTGTAGTTAATGCCTTCTTCACTATAAATCTGCCCAAGTTTTGTAGCAGTAGGAAGGGCTTCTTTAATACCCTGATAGCCTTTACGAGCATCCTCTTGAGTAATACCTAACTTAGCCAAAGCCTGTGCGCTAGATACATTTGTTACTAGGTTCTGCCTTAAGGCTTCATTACCAATTTCTGCTGCTGTAACCTTTTCCTGCAACATAGGTAGATTTTCTTTAGGGCTAAGGAAGTACTTAACCAAATCTGTATCCTCAATGTTATAGAAAGACTTAAGGGTTGCCTTGATGTTAGGGTCAGAGTTATTGACTCGTGTAACTACTGTGTCAATTCTTTCCTTAAACTCTGGAGCATTAATATCATTGCCAATAATCTCAGCCATCTTAGCCTGAGATATTTTTCGGTCTGTACCAAAATAACCCTGCAACCCATAGGCACGAAGTGTCTCATTGTAAGAGTCTTCCAGTTGTAGATACGCAGCCTCTGACATAACATTAAGTCCAGCAGCACGGCGAATCTCATTACCCTTAAATCGAGTTGTATAAGCAGTAGTCTTCTTTAGTTCCACAGCAGCCTGATTAGAACCAAGCCCTGCTTCCATAAATCTTTTAACATCTGGAACTAGTTCTTCTAGTCCATACTCTTTCATTGTATCCTCAAGCAAAGTGTATGCATCTACATCTACTGTTGACTTGTATTTTCTACCAGATGGAATAAGAATCTTTGTACTTGAATCAGAGTAGATACCAACTACATTGCCATACTCATCTGTCTCTGTAGAAACAAGGGTGACATCACTAGGAACACCACTACCAGCACCTCCACCAACAATCTTTTTTGGTGGAATAACATAACCAGTCTTAGGGTCAATTGTTCCACCAATAGAAGTGGCAACTTCCGCAGCACCTTTGGCTGCATCTAATTGTGCTTGTGTTTTACCAGTAGTACCAACTGGTTTTCTATAGTAAGCATCATCTGTTTGTTGTTTAGCAATTGCTGCATCTGCGTCAGCCAAAGATTTTTGTTCTGCTTCAAGTTTTGTTAGTTTAGTCTTTGACTTTTTAATAAGTGCCTGTGCATCTGCAAGGACTTTCTTCTGTGCTGCTGTAAGTATACGCGCCATTATGCCATCAATCCAAACGATTGTAGAATGCTAAGTGCATAGCCTGATGCTTCTTCACGAGCACCTGGTGACTTAAGCCATAACTCTTTTGTCTTAGGGTTAGTACGTAGTAGTTTTTCATAATCAGTAATACTCATTACTCCAGCCTTCTGTGCACCTGAACTATCTCTATTTGCAAGAGCAGCCTGAATGTCTTCATCAAAAATACTAACTGCATTATCTGGCAAGTTAAGTAGTCTGCCCTTGAAGTATGCGTATTGGTTTGCAATATCAGAAGGCATAACGCCTTCATCAATTAAGCCAGAGATGTTTCCATAAAAACCCTTAGACATACTCTTAATAGTATTCTTAACAGATGCTAAGTCCATCTTTCCGCTAGGAGTAAAGCCTCCCATTACCTTATCAAGTGCCTGCTTTGTATCTAACTTAATACCAAAGGAAGATGCATACTCTTTAATGTCTTGAACATCTTGTGCTACCTTGCCGTTGTTTTTAGTTAAACCTTCTAGGTTTGTACCCTTGATTGCAGGCTTAATAACATCAGACTTTATACGAGAGTAATCATCAGCATCAAGATATTCTCCAACAGTAGTTGTCTTATCTCCAGCAGCAGTCTGCTTAACTAAAGCAGCCTTTTCTTCTTTGTTTACTCTATTGTAGTAATCTGTCTTTTCAGCAGGGGTCGCTCTGCGCCCAAGCATCTGAAAGAAGTAATCATCAATTTCTTGGTCTGTCTGTGTCTTACTGGTTATGTTAAGACCTGAACCACTGCGACCATCGCCAGCACCAGAAGTAACATACTTATTAAATAAGGTATCGAAACTTTCAGTAATAGTAATTCCAAAATCTTGGAAGTTCATTACTGCTTCTGTTGAAACCTTTTGCGCAGCGCCAGTAATAGCACGTGCTAAAGCAGTTGCATCTTTTACATCATACTCTGCTTTGTTAAGATAACCAGCATCATAAAGACGTTTACGTAGATATTCAATACCTCTGCCATTTTTGGCATCAGTCATATACCTATTACGAACGGCTTCTGGACCAAGAACCTCATAGTCACCTTTTGAATTAATATAAAGATAGACATCTCCAGGAATAGGTGCGTTCTCTGTGCCTGTTAATTTCCAAGTGTTTCCATCTTGGACTACCTGATAAAGAGGATTGGCTCCGCCAAAGTCTTCAGTCATATCAGTAAAGGTTTGACCTTGATTACTATTGCCACTTACCCCACGCATTGCAGCAGCGCGGGCTTTTTCTCTAGCATTCTCTGCGCTAATATCAACTGTTGGTTTTTCTGCCACTATCGGACCTCCGTTGTATATGTGTCACGAGAGTAGAAACCTAAGATTGGTGCAAACACTGCTCTGTTGGCCTCTCTAATTGCTGGGTTTAATGGAACTAAATCATTTAGAACTTGTTCAATTTGTGCTTTTTTTGCACGCTTTAACTCTGAGAAGTTCCAGATGCGTCTGCTCTCTGGGTCTTCCGAGAAAGAAATAAATTCACGGACTAATGCTGTAACAGTTCCCATTGTCCTGCGAACTTCAGGTGAAACAGGTGTTGACTTATCCGTAATAACTTGTTCAATAGAAGAAAGAATTTCCTTCTCTGTTGATACTTCAAAGCCACCAGTTTCAAGGGCTTTACGAAGCAGTGGATAGCCTGCTTTTAATGCATTGCGTCTTGCAGTTGCCTGCATAATTAATCCCTTACGGGTTGCAGGTGATGCAGTTTTAGCAAGAGCATCGCGTTGGTCACGCTCAATATCAAAGTATGCCTGCTTAGCCTGGGCAATAGATACATTATCTAAGTAAGCCTCAAGGCTAGGTAGTTTAATTAAGCCTTGTGCTTCTAACCAAGTGTATGCATCTGCTGTGTAGTCTCCAGTTTGTGGACCGAAAACATACGCTGCTTCACCATAAGTCTTAAGGAATGACTGGTTATTAGAAGCCCACTTGTACATATCATCTGTTTTTTGAACAGTTATTTTTGTAGCCTTTTCGTTACGAGATACTGTATAGATAATCTTACGTGGGTTCTTACCTATAAATGTAGCAACTGCCAACTCATAAGGGTCTACTAAGAAGTCACCTTCAGTCTTTGAAATACCAGCCAAGATGTCATAGAACTCAGCACGCATGTTAGTTACACCAGTGCGCTTGATATAGTCTGGAACACCCTTGCTTTCGCGTAGTGTTGGCGAGATAGGGCTAATCATTCCAAAAAATGCACGGGCTGCAAGCACGTTGTGTGCTGCAATCTTGAGAGTCTTTAGGTACTCAGTCTTTTCAACATCGGTTGGATTCTCAGATAACTGAAGTTTTGAATCTCCGAATGCCTGCATGTAAGCAATAGCCTGGAATGCTGCAGTTGTTTCTTGACGATTCATCTCATCAATATCAATTGCACGGGCCGTAGCGCCACGACCAATAACTTCAAGGTTCTGTAAGAACAATGGCATAAGCGCTTTTTTAAGAGTCATGTTATCGCCAAGGTTTCCAAGTGCCCAAGTATCATACTCATTGGCAAAGTTAGTTGCTTTTTCGCCAGCCTTGCCTGGAATGTAACCCAACATACCCTTGATACCAAGGAATGATAGTGCTGCAATTGGACCAGATAGTGATGGCTGTCCTGCATCAGGAGAGAATGATGGGTTAATCAAACGCAACTTAAGAGTAACATCGTTGAATTGTGGAACCTTAAATGCTCCACCAGTAAACTTGCGTACTACTGGTTCAACTGCTGTGTTAATAATTGTGTCAGTTGGTAGTACTACGTATGGTTCATTCTGGTCATCATAGTAAATCTCACCACGAGCAGCCAAACCTTGATGCGCTAGACGCATACGATAGATAACCTGTAGTGGTTTATCACGCATTAAGCGGTAGTAGCGTCTCCAGAAATCTTCTGTTGCACGATAGAATCGTGCTACTGTGCGAGTAGATAGTGCAAAGTTAGAACGGATTGCAGGGTTATCTACATACTTAAGGATAGAGTTTGATGCTTCATCCATAGCAATTTCTGTAAATCGCTTTGCTGCAATGTCATCTATTTCTTCAACAGCCTTATTATAGGCTTCATTGTCTGACAAAAGACGTGGGTTATTAGTAACTTCTTCTTGAAGTAGTTTACTTGCAAACTCTTTTTGCAGTCCCTCATAACCATCACGAAGACGGCTATAGGTCATAAGAACAGCAGGCTGACGGAACAAACCATTTACCTGACGGTCCATTGATTCCATAATTGCATTACCGAACTTGCCCCATGCAGATTCTAAATCAGCCTTATCAAGAAACTCTTCAAACTCAATGCTTGTATTAATTTCACCAGTTGGTTGCTTACCAACAGTAGCCTTTTCAAATTCTTCAAATGAAGTTCTTCCAGCAACCTTTGACCATTTGCCAGCAATTGTCTTACCTTCTCGCATTTCATATGCAACAAGGTCATTGTGCTTAGCAGACATTAAGTTAAACAGGTCTTCATTAAAAGACTTAGGACCACCATGGAAGGTGTTGCGCATATCTAGCAACATCGTCTCCACGTGGATACGTGCAATTTCTGCATCTCCAATACCACGCTGTGTGTAGTGAACTGAATCACCAAACAAAGATAGAAACTCTCTAACAACTGTTGAGCGTTTTGGGTCTATGGTAAACTGGCGTGTAGTAAAGTCATAATTAACTCCAAGAACCTTAAGCATATTAGTTCTAGCAGTAGCAAAATCTTTAGCAGTCTTTAGACCATTGTTATCAAAAAAGACTGCTGCTGGGTCTACTGTTGCTCCACTCTTAAGTGAATACTTATTGGCAGCAAACTGACGATACCAAGCATCAAAGTGAGCAAGAGTTAGGTACTTGTCATTAGTACGGCGTAGTTCCTCTGTAGATAGTGCACGGAACTTACGACCAGTCTTAAGCCCTGCATCGTTTAATGCAGAGGAAAGAGTAGATGGTGTAAAGATTGCATCAATAATCTCTTTATCGAACTTACCACCAAGGGATGTTCGAGCAGAAACAGATGAAGCCATTGAATTAATTACATCTGGATGGTGAACGAAAGCATCCTTTAGCCACTTAAATCGTGTAATTGATTCATCCACACCAAATGCACTGTACACACGCTGAATAGTTTCTTCACGAATCATCATGTGAGTTACTTCTTCGATTGGAATATCTTTTCTGATTGCAAGGTCAGTAGCAATTTCAGAACGTTCTGCAACGCTAAGTTTTTCTTCTGGTCCACCCTTACGGAATGCTTTGTTAATACCACGGCGAATAGGACCAACAGATGCTTTAGAACCAGTAAGTGCTGTTGCTACGTTCTTAAACTCTTGAACATCTCTAATCTTGCGTAATGAAAGCAAGTCTCCTAGTGGTGCGTTAAGGGCGTACATAAATGCCTCATCAATAGCAGAACGAATACCCAAACGCGGAAACAGTGTAAGAATTGTCCAGAAGTTTACAAACTCAGAGACATACTTGTTGCGTGTAGCGCCATCAAAGATGGCTGGAATAGAATTCTTGCGGCGTGTAGACGCAGCAACCTGAAGAATCATTTCGTATGGCAAAGCACCAATACCTTGTGCTACTTGGCTAGGCTGCACAATGCCACGGGCATTAAGAATAGGAGAATCATTCTCAATACGCAGAACATGTTGGCTAACATCATCTACAAAATCTGTAGGTACTTCTGTTCTAGAAGTAGTAGTCATACCAGAACGGTTATTGAAAGTCCTATTAAGGATTTCTTCCATAACCTTACGGCCTTCAGCAGTTCCATGCAGTCCGTAACGGTGCATAATTGCTGCATAAAGGTTACGAATAATAATAACCTGCTCATCAGCCTGTGAATCCAAGAAATGAAATGTTACAAAGTCTGCAATATCACGGGTAAATACCTGTCGTGCCACAAGACGAAAGTTTTCCGCAGTCTTAACAGCGTCTTCACCAAGAAGAATCTGTGAACCAGCAGGATTACGTGAAGCCTGCTTACCAACAATCTCACCAATACGGCGTGCTCGCTTAATATCTTTATCAATATCATCAAAGCGGCTAATTCCAGCAATGTTAACGCCTTTATCAATATCTTCGCCAGCAGTTCTTAAAATTGTTGCAGCATCTATACCCTTATTTTGAGCACTGGCAAGTGCTAATAAAGTTTTTTCATTATTAACACTAGGATTCATAAGTGAATCTACAATTCTACCAATACCCATACTAATATGGCGTTCTGACTGTGCGGTTGGTACTCCATTGCGCATAAAAGTTATGCCATCAACGCGACCATTAAGCAGAATATTTACATTTTGTATTTCGCCAAAGAAGTTCTGTGCAGTTGCTGCATCAAAAACTTCTTTCTTTGCCAATAATGTAGTAACTTCAAAGTTGCTAAAGCCAGGATAGTTCTGAACTAACTCGCGATAAGCATTTGATTTTTCTATTGAACCCTTTTTTGCAATAGCAAACTTCTTTAATGCTGGCCCAATACCTTCGTCCCATAAAACTTTAACGTCAGTTTTTCCAAACACTGTTGAAATCCCAGCCTTAAAGTTTCCCTTCTGGGCTTCTTGCATAATTATTTCTGAGTAACGACCACCCTTGGTAGCAATCTTACTAGTTCCGCCAGTAATCCATGTTAGTGGGTCAACAACAATTTGATACATTGTATCAATAGTTCCAGTTACACCAGTCTGATACTTACCAGTTAATGCACGTGTGGTTAAATTACCACTTGCAGCCTGATTACTTTGATAAATGCTACGATACAAGTCACGACCTGGTGAAATACCAGCAGCCTTAGTATCAAAAATAATTTGAGCAAACTCTTTTTCATTATCAAAGGCATAACTAATAGCACTAAGAATCTTTGGGTCTGGTGTTCCGTACTCTTCAACAATTTCACCAGGAGTTTTACCAGATAGTAAACCCTTTGCTACTATAATGTTTTCTTTGCCGTGTACTTTTTCGGCGTTTTGAATCGCACCTTCATCCCAAGCATCGCGACCCATGTAAGCATCATCCCAAGTTTTTTTAGCAAACGGGTCTGCACCTTGGTAAATTTCTCTACCTGCTACATAACCAGTATTGATTGCTCTGCCATAGGCAACAGCAACTTCAACAGTCGAAATAATAGGGCTAAATGCAAACTTAGCAAATGCTCCCAGCGCACCAAGAGCGCGTTGTTTTAAACTTGGGTCCTCTTGAACAAACTTTGCAGTTGGGTAAAGAGCCTTAAGGTTTGCTTGTGCATCAGGTGTTAATGCTTGAAACTCACGCTTAGCATCATCTACTTTGAGAGCGCGAAGTTCTTTTGCTTTTTTAACAGTATAAGATAATTGCTCAACAGCAACTTGCTGTTCTGGAGGTAGGTTAGCATTCTTCGCTGCACTGTAAACCGAAGGATTAACCTCACCCACTATTGGGTTTATAATGCGTGCCATTAGTACCCGTATTCAGCAAGTGTTGAATAAATAAGTTCTGCTTCACCAGATGGGTCAAACTGCGCAATCTTGCGCATAATTGTAGAAATAGGTTGCTGAGTATTTGGAAGATTCATAATTTCACTTCCTGGGCCATCACCAATATCAATACCTGCTGTAATAGGTTCGTTAGGACGCTGAGTAGGAGCCATTAATTCTGTTGGCATTTCCATTGCAGGCATAGAATCGCTAGTCATTGGATTACCAGCCATAGGTGCTGCTACTTGGTTTGAGTAGGTTTGCTGTCCTTGTCCGTATGGTAAGCCTGAAACGTATCTTGCACCTTGTGTTGGTCCACCATCAGTGCGTTGAGAAAGAGCGCCAGGACCTGAAATTGCTGCTGGGTTAGACGGCGCACGATAGCCACCACGACCTTCTGGTGCAGTTGTCATTATTCATCTCCTTCTTCCAATTCATCATCTTCATCTGCTGGCGGTTCGCCGAATGATTCTTTATTGTATTCCTTAGCCATACGCATCATGCCGTAGGCATTCCAAGGTGTCATTGCTTCTGACACTTCCGTATGCAAGTAACGAGTTCCATCATAGTCTGCCCATTCTGTAATTATTAACCAGTTAGCGCAGATATAGTTAGACCCTTCAGGGTCTTCCTCTATTAGAACTCGTAGTGCTTGCTCTATTTTCTCCCTGAACTTCTCACTCATTTTGCGTACTGAATCTTTGTTATGATTGGTGGGCTTGTATAGATATCCCACACACAGGCAACCTCTATTGCTCTACGGATTATTTTTTCCGCATCTTGCGGAGTTTTTGCTTTATCAATATGTAAAGCCTCCATAACTCCCAAAGCAACATCGCCACCGCTCCCACCATAATAAATACCACGCACATCGCGGTCCCAAGAATAATCTTCAAAGATAGGATAAATAATTCCATGTATGCTGATAATAAAATCTGAATCCTGCGCTGCTGCATCCCCGTCTTCTTTCATGTCATAACCTGCATCAATGAAAACTTTGCGCATTGCAGGAATAAACTTTTGCGTCATAAACAAATCTAAGTTCTCTAACTTAGTTGGCTTAGGTGGTTTCCATCCAAACTGCAAGATGTTAGAACCACGACTAGCACCAGAACCCCCAATGAGGTATCCATTATTTTCAACAATCTTATGAGTAGCAATCGTCATAGGACGACCACCTTCATCAGATGCTCTGGAATCGCAACCGATTACAGACCAACCGTTTCCTTGATAAGCAGCCAGCGTTGTCATTGTCCCCTACCTAGTTATCTTTGAGTTACGGTTCTTGCCGAAGCGTTCGCTGCTCCACCCATTGTTAGACTGGAGAGTAAACTTTGTAGTCCTTGCGGAGGTTGAGAGCCACCTGCTGGAGCCGCGGCGGGAGCAGGGGACGGTTGCTCAACCATAGGTGCTTCCCCAGCAGGTGGTAATTCTGGAGCGAACACGTCATTGATTGCGTCCTCAATCTGAGTGCCCTTCTGGCGCATACGGATTACTTCTGCAATCTTTTTAACGATTGTAGTTGGGTCTCCGCCATTAGCAATAAGTTGTGGAATAGCCTGTGCTGAAGCATTCAAAGAACCAATAAGCGCATTGCGCATTTCTTCTACTTCAATCTTTTCCTGCTCCTGAGTTACATTAACTCCGAATGGCAATTCACGCTGTGCTAAGTCCTTGGAGATTAACTTACCGCCAAGGGCTTGCAACATAAAGATAAGTCCTTGCGCTGGATTAAGACCAGCCAACATTCCATAACGAACATCAGCGGAATAGTCTCCCTTAATGTCCTTTGATGGTAGATACTCAATTGCATAAGGGCTACCAGAATCAATACCACGAATAGACTTTTGCTCGTTAAAGATTTTCTCATCTACTTCAAAGCAAAGTGAAATTACAGTCTTTAATGCAGATGCAAAGATAGCCTGCGCTGACTTGACTTGTGTGTCAAATCCGCCCATAAGGGCTTGAACGCCTTGACCAGTAATGATTGAAGCATCCATATTTCCAGTACGTGATTCAGGATAGCGTGTACCAGTACGCAGTTCATTCTGTAGAACTGCTTGCTCATTAAACAATGAGCCAGATACTGGCAGTTCAACTCGGCGAACACCTGCTGGGTTCTTAGTACGGATAACTCCGTCTCCACCGAATTGAAACTCGTTCACATCGTCAGGGACAATCAATGGTGATTGAACGGCCTTCTCTGTTGCTTCCATCGCAAGTAATGCGAATCTATTGCGAAGCAACTGAATACCGAGTACATCATCAAACTGTCCACGCATCTCTTGGTCAACGGTTGGTCGCTTTGCGACTACAACCATCATCTTGCCAATAGGATTCTTGGCACGGGAGATAACTAGGTTCTGGCGGTCTGGAACGTAAATAATAGATTGATACTGGTCGTAGTAACGAACAATATCAAATCTAGCATTCATATCTTGGTCATAACCATCAGGACCAAGTAAAGCGTTTGTATACTCTGGGAACTGAGAAACTAGTTCTGCCAGTGGCATAGAATAACGCTTAGCAAAAGCAACGCAGCGTCCGTAGCGGTCAAACTCAGGATACGCCCCAATAGGACTTTCTACGCGAATACGCGGCAACTTTGCTTCAGTGTCCAATTCAATAATGAACGGGACAAACCCAAATGTGATGTACCAGTCTGCACCTGTATACATCTGTACTTGCAATTCAGAGTTGTAAAGATAGTTAGCAGCAATGCGAGTACGGTTGTCTGCTGCTTTACGAGCACGGTCTTTAACTTGGCTGACTACAGAGCAATTAACTGCTGGTAGTGGAGCCATAACTTCAGATAGGTCACGGGCTACAATGTCAACAAAGTTGGCAACTACGTTAGCCTCTACACCTTCTGGAAAAAAATCAGGATAAACTGTAGAAATCTTACCTTGACGCACAAGCAATACATCTTGATGGCGACCATCACGTTCACGGCTGCGGTCTTTTAAAGACGCAACTCGTGCAAAAATTTGCTTATCAGTTAGCATTATTTACTATTCCTTTTTGCTCGTGCAACGGCTTCTGCAACTGCTTTTCTTTGTGCTGGTGTAAGTTTTTTACGAGCAGCAGCAATGCGTTGTTCAATTGTATTGTTTTGTTTACGCTTTGCTCGTACTTGCTTTTTTAAAATTGCTAATCTTTCTTCTGGAGTTAAACGCTTGCGAATTGGTGCATCTTTAGGACCAGCAGGTTTTCCACCAGTTTTTTCCCGAAGGATTCCTTGAATACCACGTTCATCTGCTATTCGCATTAATGCTTTTTCTTCTTTGGTTAATTCAGCAAATGCTTTTTTAATTGCAGTAAGTTCATCTTTTGGCGGTAAATCTTCTCTAACTTTTGGAGAGCGCTCTCTAATAGTATTACCAGTGCGTGTAGAACGTGCTGGAATACCAGGAGTACCTTCTGGATAAAACTTGCCACGGATAGTTTGACCTTGGGGTACTTCTTGGTCATCTACATCTCGTTGACGTTCTGCGCGACCCTTAGATTCTTTTTTTCCTGCTTGTCGTAGTTTTTCAATACGTATTTTTTCTTCTTGTGCTTTGCGCTTTAAACGCATTTCTTGTTGAGTACGTGGACGTTCTTTTAATTCTGTTCTTGTAGTTTTAACAGGTGGTTTAGTTACAGAATCTTTGCCAGTAATTTTTCTTTTAGCGGCAGCACGCTTGGCTCTTACATCTGCTGGAGTAACACGGTCCTTTTGCATTGAGCGAGTTACAGTTTTTGTATCAGGCTTTTTTCTATAAAGATTATAAATCTCTTTAACAGGGTCTACCTTTGGTGGCTTAACAC